GTTTCCGGCCATCCGACGAGAAGATAGCAGCTCGTCGGACATCCTAGTCCTGATTAACTGGAGCGGGCCTTTGTGGCGCGCGCAGTATTTTTCGATCTCCACACGGAGAACGTAATCACCCATGGTTGTGTATCGGGATGATACATAACTAACCCCCTACCGTACTTATGTTCTGGTAAGGGTACCGCGGTGCATGAAGTTATAGTTGGGTCAGCCATCTTCAAAATGTCCTTGTTGTCCTCGCGATCAGCGCGGACAGCCAAGTGCCATAAGAAGGCAGCTGTTGTCCCGTGATCTTTAAAGCTTCGTACTTTTGGTACGTATGCTCTAAAGGCGGGAACCCATTCTCCAAATTTCTTGGACTTTAACTCAATTTCTACGGTATCAACAGCAGGGTCTACCCAGACCCCCGAAATAGTCGACTCGTTATAAGGCACAAAAGGAAGCTTGTACTTATAAACGAGTTGAGTCAGATACTCCGCCAATGGCGGACTAACTGAAGCTATTTCGCTAAGCGTATTAACGACATGACAAAGTCCGGGTTTCCCTCGGACTTCGAAAGTCAAACGTTTAGGTGTGATATCTTGGTCATGGTAGTAATTAACACCACAGGACTCCCGAAAGGGGCCTGAGAGGAAAGACTTATCCTCGTTGACCATAAATCCGTAGTAATTTAACCAAGCTATGCTTTTCTGCGCACGAGAGTGATGGATTATAATATCATCCCCGTAAACAGCAAAAGGGTACTGGGTTCCTACTTCGACATACTTTCCGTCGACCATGGAATTCCAGCGCACTTCTGAGCACATTTTGGTTATCGCACCAAAAATCAAACTTTCCAAGGCAAATGTTGCCCCATTACCCATAGATGAGAATTTATGGTAATGGCCTGTGTGAACATCCCCGTTCGCCATCTCGGCGACGTAGTGTTCACAACGAATAGCTGAAAGGAAATGAGACCACGTCTGTGGTAACAGCTCCATTACAGTTTCGTAGGCTAGGGTATCGGAAGCCATCTGGAGGTCAATGGTAGCAAATTCGCCACCAACTGCCCCCTCCCGACATAAAGTTTGATTCCAAGACTGGTTTGAAAGGTCAATCCCAAGGTAATTTTTGAGACGAACCTTAACATACTCATCGAACGCAAGCTGCAGGAACATGTTCCCAACAGGCTCGCAGGCGATGGTACGTCTGGTCTTCCAGTTCTTCGGCACAAAGGTAACTCTGTTACTATCCACAATCGGATACCGAAACCATACACCATATCCCCAATGCTTTGAAAATGCATCAAGGAGTTCGGCGCACGACCCGGTACACGTTAGGTTGGATACCTTAACCTTTTTTGAAGGCATGGCATCTTTCCGTGGAATTGTAACAGAGGCCCCGTTAGTAATGTAACCAAGCTTAGGGAGAGCATCAACGAAGGTATCGAAGTCACCAAGGACGTTTTTAATTATGTCCTTAATGTGGCGCCGATCCTGGTAGAACAAGTCTTCAAAGACTTCGTCTTCCGTCCAGTAGCCTCTATAGTTACCGCTAAGTTCGCGGTGACGTTGAAGGTTCAAGGACTCGTTTATCATCTCGCACTTTTGCTCCGCTTTTAGGAACGCGGAAAGTGCGACTTGCTCAGCATCACCTTCTTCGAACAAAGTGTTCTTTTTGAAGAAGGCTTCGATCTGGAGCAAGACCCTATAGCGATCTGCCGATTGCAATGCATTCGGCAGAAGCTTGGTCACACTAGCGAGGTTTCCGATTTGTCGACTTCGCAGCCAACCGAGAAGCAATTGCTTCTCATCGGATGTGACTTGGTTGGTCAGACCGGTGATGTAACACCGACATATGTTGAATGTTATATCTTTAAGGTTCATACAAATAATACCTATTTGGGTTTAAGTAAATCTGCTAACGCCGATAATATGGCTATTAGCACTTTGCGGACCACTTCGTTGAGCTTAGTTCTCACGGTTTAACCCTTGAAACCTGATTAAATCAGGTACTCTTGGGTGTCAACCGTATTCGAGAATTCATCGCTCGCGATAATGTCAATGGCGGCTGCAAGAACCACAGATAAATCTGCAGTGTCTGCCTCGACTGATCGTCTTACGACGATTTCGACTGAAGAGCGTTCTGGGATAGGATTCCCATCAGCATCTTCTGAACCTGACATTATAAACACGGAGTCTTCCGCGACCTTTTGGTTACCAGCCGGTACCCGTCGCTTTTGCACACACAAACGTGGTTTTGCCACAGTGTGAGCGGGCAGCGTATAAGTACGACCATTCGGCTTTCCAGTGTCGAATGGGGTAAGGACGGTAGTCATTCCCGCCATGGGTTTATCTCCTGGTTAACAAAGCACCCTTCTTCGAGCGAAGTATGGCTATGAGGTCAAAGATCTTCTGACCATCTAGCGACAACGCCGGAAGAGGATACTTGGGTGGTGACGTAGGTACTCGAAGTTTAACTTCGGCGACCGAAGACGCGAAGCCACTCCTAATCAGAGTATAACCTGAGTTCGGAGTACTGCTGCGAGTCATTTCGCGAGTAATAGTACAAGAAACACTATTAGCGAAATGAGCGTTGTCAGCAACAACTAGTAAGGACATAGCTTGAAGGTAATCCCCGATGGCGATTATCCAATCCAGGATAAAAGTCCATCTCATGGTTTCCCAGCCAGAAACAACTGGGTTCCATTGAAAGGGATTTAAACCATTCAAGTCGGCAATCACATGGCCTCGATTAGACAATGAAACATTTGTCTGAATCGTGCGATGTATCATGCCCGGTGGACCAGCACTTTCGTGATGTTCGACCGGAGGGAGTGTAACTTCTTGATTGAAGCCAACTCTCTCACTGAAACGTGTCCTTAAATCACCGATCCGTTTGGAGGCCTTTATAAACGACAGTACGTCGTAATATAATATTCTCCATCCGTACCGGTACTCGAGCCACGAACTCGGCCCACTTCCTCTCCACCCCTTCGGATCTTTCATGAGCTTCACAGCTCGTTCCAAAGGGGCCTTGAGTAAGTCAATCGTCTTGTTCAGTTCTAAGACGAATGTTAGGGCGTCCATGGTATTTTTACTGTACAATGCTGCAGCAGCCTGGTGCGATAGATCTACTAAATATTCTGTAGCTATCGCCTCTGCCTCTTCCGACGTGATTATCCAATCCGTCTCGAGAGAGGCATCCTCGATGAAACCATATCCGGCTCCCGTCGAATTGAGACGCCACTCGTATTTACCTGAGTGGACGTCCCCTGACGTACGGAAGCTATAATAAGATTGCGGTGGCAAAAGATCGCCACGCTTCTTACGGAAATGGTAATTCGGGATGTCGCTGCCTCGCATGTCCCATCGTGTATCTTTCTTAGGGTTCGAATACGTACCCCAAAGAACTGGAGAGTCATGCCAATTGTTGTACCTGTAGTAATAGTAGGTACCATTGGTCAGTGACCCACCTTGTTTTACACGAGAAACCATTGTACACCTGATCACCGTTCGAACCTGTAGGTTCATTCTTTTGCCGCAGCGCCTTAGAAAAGAGCTCCCTTGTGGGGAACTTTAAAAAGGCCAGCATTAAAGCTAGCTGCCGCAAAGGTCTACATATGCATCACGGATGATGCACCCTCCCCCGCCCGGGGGAG